AACTGGATCGGCAATCTCAATCACCTGACCGGGGCGTACCAGCACACCGGCATCAACCGAAGCTGTGAACGACACAACTTCCGTTTCGTGGTTCTCGGAGTAAAGCAGCCAATCTCCAAGGCGTGATGCTTGACCGCGACTGGTGCAAGCAAATGCTTTGAGTTCGCTTGTAATGACACCGTATTTTGCGATGCCTTCGTGATCTTCGACAACCTCGTAGGCAATGTCTTGCGTTTCAAGGTCTAGGTAGCTGACAACAGCAACTGTGTGGCGAGTTTTTAAGCTGCTGCCGCTATAAGTGAAGCCCTCTTCGGTGACGTTTGCCAGCGTAAATAGATAGGCAGGATCTGCCGGTTTATCCTGGCTGACCGTCAACGTTCCAGTTGCCCAGAACGGCATGACGCGCATCGCGCTGCACAAGTCGTTAATCAACTTGTAGGCGTCATCCTGATTTTGGATTAAAGCGTTGCAAGAGAAGCGGGGCTCTTCACCGCCTAAACCGTCAGGCACCAGCTCTGATGCGTACTGACTGGCAGAGAAAAACGCCCACTTATCGAGTTGGCTTGCAGAGATGTGATCGCCAAATCCGTACCGGCTGGATGTGAGCAAGTCCCACAGCACCCAAGCTGGATCTGATGTCCAAACTGCAGCGCCAAACGTTCCATCCCAAACGCCGCTATACGTCAGACGACCTGTTGTTTGATCGACGGTGGCGTTGCTTGGGATTTGTACCTTGATCCCCCGAACGCGGTAGGTGCGGGATGGGATGCTGCTGAATTGCTCAGCGTCAATCCGCATCGCCACCAACGCGCTGTTGGGGTATTGCAAGCGACCGTAAATAATTTCGGTGTAACTTGACCAGTAAATATCGTTAATCAGGTTGTTATCGGCGCTGTCGCTGGTGTTGCGGATGACGCGAACATCAACTGGGAAATCTCCTGACAGCTCCAGCTTGTAATCACGTTGATACTGATCAGCACTTCTGCCGGAAATTGTGTCGTCCAGGACGGTTGTAAAGCCGCCACTGTTGTATTGAATTTGGATCGAAAGGCTAACGCTGGTGCCAAGTACATCGCCTTCGTTTGTGTACCGCTCTAGGCGGGGCACTTTGATGCTGACGCGAACAGCGTTTGCATTTGAATCGTGGATCGTGCGAGTGACAGGGGTAGGCTGCCGAACTTGAATGTTGACGCTCTTTTCGTCCTCAATGTCGCCAACGCCAGCGATTGATGTCTGGTCCTGTGTGCCGTACTTTGGCGTTATTTCGACATTCTGGTAGTTGTAATCAGCGGCTTGGGTTGCAGTCGGGTCTGCGTATGAAACAAGGATGGGCGTACCATCCAAATAAATATCTTTTAGGGCTGCTGTGTTGTAGTTGGCAGTGCCCTTGGTATAAGCCGCCGCTGAGGGGAAGCCTTCGATTTCACCTTCGCCTAGCAGGTCAACAAAAGTGGCGTACTGCTTGCTGGCAAGATTGTCTGCAGCCCGAACAGGAGTGCGCTGCGGGGCGGCGACAACCTTTTGAACAATGAGGGCGCCACCGCCACCGTTGCCACCTGCGCCACGAATGATTTCAGTCATGCGCTTACCTGCTCAGTGTCGATACCGGCGGAAATGACGACGGAGCCCACAATGGTTTCGCCGTAAATCAAAGGTACTGGCGTCCCAGCCCTGCTGGTGTTTTGTATCCCGCTAAAGCTGTATGACTTCTGGGGGTCAAGTTCAGTGTCGCGGGTTGTGGACTGCGTGTAGGCGTTGCCTGCTGTTGGAGAAAGTGTTGGCGTAGGCGTTAAAAGCTGTGCAACCCCGCCAAGGACAAGACTTGCGCCAATCAAGCCAACCGCCGTGACTGTAGAACCGGCCAAACCAATGCCTAAACCAGGAATAAAGACTGCAGCCGCAACTAAAGCAATGCCGGTAACGATCTGGGTGAATGTCGATCCAGCTCCTACGGTGACAGGCGCAATCTTGATCACCTGCTGGCCGACTGGATGGCCCAGTTCCTCTTCGCTCAAGTCATACGCTCCAACACTGACCCGGTAGTGCTGGTCTGCCATGTGCCGTTCCAGTCCGGGAAAGTTTGCCAGCAGAAACCGCATTGCGTCGGCTACTGAATCGACAGCAGCGGTGAACGTGCGGCGTCCCAAAAACTTGGCGAGGCGACCATAAACCCGGATTTCCCTCAGCATGGTCACCCCTGTCCCCCTGTCAGTTTATCTGCGTTGACGTGACGCAAAAGTCTTCCTGTGCATTTCTGCAGCCAGCCGCCGTACATATCCCTGCTGGATAAGCGACCTCGAATGTGGTGCAAAATCATCTGATCGCCCAGGTAAACACCAACATGATTCAAGCCTGAGCCCATGATGTTCATCAACACGGCGTCGCCGCGCTGCAACGTCTGATCCTCCGTAAGCGGTGCAAATCCAGCATCGCGCCAGCAATCGTCGAACATCGGTGCCTGTTCAAACTGCTCTGGCGTGATCGGTCGGTCCCAATCCGGCAGCGCCAATCCCTGCTGGTCGTACCAATCGCGCACTAGCGTCCAGCAGTCGGTTACGCCCCAGACCCATTCGCGCCCGATTAGTGGTGCTTGAAAACCTTCTGGTTTGCAGGTGCCCCACTGCTCCGTCTTGGGATTGACGATGTGCCAAGGCAAGCCTGACTTTTCACATGCCAGTCGATCCGCTTGGCTTGGAACGGGCGGCGTAAATGGATGGCTGTGGACCACCGCTGCAATTTCGCCTGCATCCTCAGCAGCGCACCAGTCGTCAGGATCGAGAATGAACATCTCCGACGCATTAGCCGCCAAGTTTTTGCACGCCCAATAACGCCTGCGACCCTTGACCACCACCAACAAACCGCAGGCTTCACGCGGACAGTCAGCCTTGGCGTGGTCAAGCGCGTCAGATTTCCAGCTCATGTGAAGAAGGTGCCAATACCGGGGAACGCTCCAAAAGGCAATTCCGCTAGTTCACCAAACCGCAGCTTGCAGCTACTCAAGCGTTTTCCACATACATCGCCAATGGCATCAAGTTGACCTTGGTACGGCGGAGAGGTTTTCCAGTCGTCAAATGCTGTATCAAGTGCAGTTTTGGCACTGTCGTAGTTGGATTTTGCGGTGTTGTAAGCCGACAAAGCTGAGTTGTAAGAAGATTGCGCAGAACTAACGGCACTGGTGTCGTAGTACCAGCGTTCAATCTCAAACCACGAATATGAGCCGCTGCCATAGCGGTTGGTCGCATCAGTCGCTCTTAATTTGCCTCTTCTATAGGTGTCGCCCAGTGACACGGTGGATCCGTTCCATACACCCTCGTAAGTGCCTGATCCAAGACCCAGCGTTGTGTACCTCGGTCCACGAACGTAATAGTTAGATCCGATCCCTTTTGAATAGCGCGTTTCTGCTAAATACCACGTTCCAGAAGCGCTATTAAGCGTATTGGATGCGCTATTTAGCGTGGCTTGTGCATCGGCTAAAGGTTGTTCTGTTGCTTCAAATGCTTCCTTGGCTGCGTAGTACGCAATAGCTTCTGCCGAGTCAGTAACGCCTTCCAGCAATACGTCGTTTTCGTCAGCAATCGGTGCGCCGGTATAACCGCACTCGGCTCCGCGATACACCCACTGACACAGATTGTTGATGCACTGGCGCTTGGGTGCTCGAACACCAGCCAAGTCAAATGCAGCTGCTAATTCCCACTCAACTACATCGCGGTTTTCGGTAACCTTGCGATCTAGGTAGTAAATCTCTTGGGGAAATTCTGCTGTCGTGTCTGGCGTTCCATAAGGATTAGAGCCGCCGTCAAAATTTGCGTCGTCAATGTATCGCGCCAGTGTGCGAATACGAGTGAGCTTCGCACCGTTAAGGTCGTTGCCAGCAGTGGTGGCATTAACCGTCAGCAAGATCCCGGTAATTGTGCCAAGCAAGTTGCTGACACGGATTTTTGGACGGGGAAGCTGACCGTTGCCGGTGTACTCAAAGCCCTCCGCCTCAACCGGAAAACGCTGGTAAGTGTTGCCCTTCCAGACCAATTCGCCGTTGGCGTCCATGTTGCTTCCGGCGTGGAAGCGATACACCGTGTTGACGCCGTGCAGTGCCGTAGACAGTTCCAGCTCAAACAGCTCGATAATGCTGCTCGGGTTGATCTTCTGTAGCTCGGAAACTGGGATCGCCATCAGGGCTCAAAGACTTGGCGGAAAGTCACTGAAATACGGCTGCGTAAATGGTCAAACATTTCACGACTCCAGCTGGCACACACCCATTTGTATGAAACGGTGGTATCAGGCGGAGTCCAGTCGAAACTGGCCGCGTCAAGAGCGCGGGCGTCCAGAAAGGCTTCGATGATGTCCGCGTCGGTATCAGCAACGTTGAACTCCAAATCCCACTCCTTCGGGTTTTGGTGCAGACCGAAACTCAGACGTTGCTCGTATCCGTCGCCAAACTTGACGTTGCGGATTGCGGGCTCAGACTTTTTTGTCGCCGAATAGGTCGGACTGTAAGCGGGAAAGGTAGCCATTAGGCAAGCAAGCCTCCAGGTCGTTTTTGCTTGATGAGTTCTTGCTGCACCGCAAGACCGATGGCTTCACCGAGTCTATTGGCTTGTCCCGCATTGCCCTCCGCCTTGGTGCCGCTGGCATCGACATTGACGACAATGTTCGCGTCTCCCATGCCCAGTTTGTTGTTGGGGACGATGGTGCCCGACTTGCCGGGAACAAACAGCTCGGGTCCGAGTTCGCCCACAATGTAAGGCTTACCAGAACTTACGGAACCTCCGGCTGCTTTTTTAGGGAACTGGTATGGTCCGGCCCCACTAAATATTCCGCCGCCCGCAAATGTTTCAGTCGGTGCTCCGTCGCCAAACATGCCGTTGGAAGTAGTGCCAGCACCGCCAGCACCGCCACCACTGGGGAACAGACTCAAGGCCGCGTTCAGAATTGTCATCTGAATCCACTTGGCAATAATCTGCGCGGCCATATCCAAGAAGTAGTCAGCAATGTTCTGGAAGAAGCTGGCAAGAGCTTCTTGGGCGGTCATTGCTCCAGAGATGATACCTTTGAAGGAGTCGGCAAAGGCAGTGCCGATAGCGTCTGCAGCACCAACAATTAGATTTACTGGGTCAATAAGATCGTTTAATTGACCTTTTACGTCTGCTATTGCATCTTCTAGACGTGCCCTTGGAGAAGCCTGCTCTATAGCACCGCTTCGCGCTTCCTCGGCTTTGCTCGTAACCCCTTGTCTGATTTCTTTTAGCCTATCAAGAATGTCTTTGAACGCAGGATCGTTTAACGCTTCAACAGTTTTAATTACATTATCAAGAAGGCGTAATTGTGCCTCTTCCATTTGATTGATTACGGCAAGTTGCTCGGCCAACGCGGGTTTGATACCCTTACGCAGCAGGTCTCCATATTCACGCTCGTATGCGGCACGGTCCTTTTGCTGTTTAATAAGATCGTTAAACTGTTTGAGGTTGTCCATGCCGGGAGCGAGTAATGCTTGGGCTAGCTGAAGCTCTTCCTGTTTAAGTCCGTTAATTTTTTGCAGTTTTTGAATTTGCTGTTGGTACACAAGCAACTGTTTATTTGCCGCAGTTTCTGCAGCGCTTGCGGCGCCTGAAGTATCGCTCAGCGCAGGTGCTTGAGCCATAGGCTGGAGTTTTGCAATCTGCAGGTTGTTAATTGTTGCAGTTATTTCTTTCCCTAAATTTTCATACTCATAGTAAATACGTTGCGATGTAGCCATTACTTCTTTGTAGTATTCTTTATCTGCCGGTGTAAGCGCTCCGGGTAAAGCTTCTTTTGCAGCGTAATACTGGGTATTAGCTGCAGTCATCTGTTCTTTAATACGCGCTGCAATTAGAGCTCCCTGACGTTTAAACTCTTGCTTAGAAGCTTCTTCGTTTTGGCGACGAATTTGATCGTTAATTTTGGCTATTCTGTTTTGACTATCTTCGTTTGCGCGGTTAATCCGTACAGCGTTATCGTACTTATACCGCTCAATCTGTACTTGAACTTTTGAGTACTCTAGCTGTGCTTTTTCTTGGGCTGCACGCGCCTCTTCTTCAACGGCCATACGACCGGCACGGTAATTTTCAACAGCGGTCTGCACTGTGTTTATAATTTCGGCTTGTTCTGGATCAGCAGATAATGCTCCAGTAATCGAGCGTTCTAATTGCCGTTCACGGTTAAGTAATTGCAGAGTTTTAAGTTCTTCTTGGCGAACTTTCTGTACATAATCAAGTTCTTGCTCGCGCATTTTCATGCGAGCATCTTCTAAACGTCGGGTTGCCTGCAAATCAAAGTCGGCTTGTGCCCGCGCTGCTGCGCGTACCATGTCAAGCCGTTGCTCGTCATAGCCACGCTGTGTGTTTGCTACACGTTTGTTATTTTCTTGAATAGCGTTATACAGTTCATTAGCATATTTAATCGTAATTTGTTTTTCATTTTCTGCAAATTTGATACGCATCTGGGTTTCTTGTTCCAGTGCTTTTTTACGTAACTCGCTTGTACCATCGGGGGCACTGGCTCTAAACGCCTTAATCTCTTGTTCAAATTTTTTAAGTCGTTCTGCAGCATCTGCTTGTTTGCCGAGAATATCTTGTTCTGCTTTGCTCTTACCAAGCATTTGCTCCAAATATCCCGTGCGGACTTTTGCAAGTTCTACAAGTTCGTATTCGGCCTTAATTTGCTTGTCCAGCTCGGCAAGCTGGTTTTCGTACGCGGCAGTGCCCTCTAACGATTTTTCGTATAGAGCGTCTCCTAGTTGTTTGGCTCCAGGGATTAAATTGATTAGATTGGCTATTCCGGTTGCGACTGCATTGATCAGTAAAAATATGCCTTGTACTCCGCGCAAGACTACGTTTAGTGCGAATACAAAAGGTCCGGCAATGATACCTAGTGTCGTACCCACAGCTTTAGTTACGCCATTCCATGCCTTTTCAAGTTCGTTGACGGCGGCTCCAGCGCCTCGTCCTGCAAGTCCGCCAATATCACCCGTCTGTGCAGCTACGGCTGCAGTACTTATACGGTTAGCTTCTGCAGTGTTGCCGAGTTCTCTGACAGCGCGTACCTGCTTTTCAAGCTCTGCAGTGAAGTAGATGCCTTCTTCTCGGAGTTTACTGAAGTTGTCGCCACCTGTCTCCAGAGTGTTTGCAAGGCGTGCAGCTGCCGATACGGCTTGATCCAATGCTTGGCCAAGAGCGCCACCGAGAATTTGACCGCCAAATCCTGAGCCAACAAAAGAACCAAGTATTGAACCGGCTACGCTACCAGCGCCTCCACCGAACAACAAAGGAAAGCCGGCGCCAAGGGCTAAGCTTTCGCCCATTTTTCCAATGGACTTTTGTGTGGATTTAAATCCCGGACTTTTTAAAGGACCGTCAGTTTTAAAACGCCCCGATGTTCTGTTAGCCAACCTAGTATTAAAATCTTTAAGTGCTTGATCGTTATTTCTTTTGTTTATTTCAAGTTCTATTTTACCCAATTCTACAAGTTTGTTAAGTTTTTCTCTAAAAACTTTAGCGTCGTTTTGTAGCTCTTTTTGCGTAATCTGCTGTTCTTGTTGTTCGGCCAGCTTAGAAACATTGTTAGCTGCGTCGATAGCGGCAGCTTCGTACGCACGGATGCGTGCTATTCGTTCTCCGACAGGGGATGTCTGGCCTTGTAGCGGACTTTCTACGGGGCCGATAGGGGATGCATACGCAAAAGGATTGCCTGCTAATTTACGTAACCTGCGGCGAATAGATTTTCCTACGGGATCTTTATCGCTAAATCCGCTTGCTTCTCTAGAAGCGCTTGATAAAGCTACGTTAGCCTCTACCTGTTTGCGTATTGCCGACGTTACAGCAGTACGCCTAGCTATTTCTTCGTTGATTAAATTATTTTGTCTTTTTTGTGCGGCATTAGAATCAATAAGTATGTCCACATACTGTTTTACTGCTGTCGTTTCTTCTTTTTGACCTAGGGCTACCTCTCTTAAATTTGCGGCGGCAACTGATAAAGCGTTAGAGTAATTTTGTACGCTCTGTACCGCTTTAGGTTCTACTACATCAAAAATGCTTTGATCGTTTACACGAGTTATCTGTTCAGCGAGCCTACTAATCTGATTTTGCAGCTTGTTAAGGCGGTCTTGACCCCTTACGCCGATTTCAATCTCAGCTCTGTAGGCCACGGCGCTGCATTACTTCCGGTACTTCAGTTTACGCACGAAAAAGCCGCCGGGGTTAGCGGCGGCGTTTGGCTTTTTCCAGTTCCTTTTGCTGGTCCTCGTTGAGGATCTGGAAGTAGGCGCTCCAGCCGATTAGCTCTTCGGCTGTCATGCGGTTGCGTACTTCGCTAAGCGTTAGGCCCAGCTCCTTGGCGATGCCGAATTGGAGCATGAGCCAGTTGTCTTTGCGAAGTTCCGCGCTCAGGCTTTTGGGTCGATCGGTTCGGCGTCGTCGGTAAGGACTGCGAGCATCAAGGCTTGGAGATCCTTGTCCTTGACTTCGTTCTTCAGAACGTCGATCTCGCCAGCAGCGAACAGCTTGGCGCCGGTCTCGTCGAGGGCTTTTGCGATCAGCAGCTGAAGGGCGAAGGCGTTGGCGTCGTCAGACTTGGCCTGCTTTTGGGCGCGTTCGCGTTCGGCGGCGGTTAGTGGTGTGACCCACATCTCAAATTCGCTGCCATCGGACAGGTCAACGGTTTTCTTGATGGGCTCCAAGTTGGCCGCTTTCTTGAGGCGGTCAATGGCGCGGACTGGGACTGGCATAACCATTTGAGGTTTGCTCTACTGTAGCGGACTAGAAGCAATAAAAAACCCCGGCGGTAAAGCCGGGGCTCGTTCCCTGTAGGCAGACTATCAAGCAGAAGTGCTGAAGTCGAAGGTCGGGGTGCCGGAAGGACGGAAGTTCACGGTCACAGACTGAGCGTCGTCGGGGTTGATGTTCAGGCTGGCAGAAGTCAGCACTGCATCAAACTCGATCGAACGGCTCAGGCTTTCGCTCAAGGTGCCGCCGCTGAACACCTGATCGGTGTAGAGCTTGAAGGCGGCGCCGGTCTGCTGGCGCTGCAGCACGTCTTCGATCATCCGGTTGGACAGAGCGGCGTCCTCATTGGTCATGTAGACCGTTGCGGTGCCAGAACCATCGCCGAAGCCGGAGATGTAGCTGCGGAAAGGAACGTACTGGCCAGGGGTCTGA